TTCAAGCAATTATTGGTCCTGTCGCTAAGTTGGCATCAACTTGGATAGAAGGCCGTCAAAAAAAAGCTGAACTTAAATCAAAAGTTGAGCTAACAAAATTAGAGGCAACTAAAACAAGAATTGAAAAAGAGGGGACTTGGGATGAAAAACAAGCAGATGCAGCAGCAGATTCGTGGAAAGACGAAGCTTGGACCCTTGCGTTCATTGCCATAATTTTTGCATCCTTCATACCCGCACTTCAACCTTATATGAAAGAGGGTTTTATCTTTTTAAAAAACGATTGTCCGGATTGGTTAAGCTGGGGAATTTTGGCTTCGATTGCAGGGTCATTCGGGCTAAAGAGTATTGCTAAGTTCAAAAAATAGATTAAAATATACTCAGTGGACTGCGGTCACGATGACAACCAGCACTTCTAACAATGGAGATAATTATGTGGTCTAAACCTATAATTACAGAAATTTCTGTTGGTCTTGAGATTAACAGTTATGCCTGTGCTGAAAAGTAAAGTGATGGGGACTATGTCCCCTCACTACTAAGGAGAGTGATATGTTATTAACTAAAAAATTTATTAAATTTAACAATCTTATTGTTAAAATACCTTCGGCTACCAAAAGGGTTTGGGACTTATCTGAAAACAGATGGGGATACAAACTTGTCAGAGATATTTAAAATAAAAGATTGTAGTGGTGAAAAATTTCCAAATAGAAGACGAGTGCTTGAGTATAAATCACCAGTAGTATGTTATGGTAAAAAAGTTTCACAAAGCAGAAATAAGGTTTGCAAAAAAAACAAAGAGGCGTTATAAATCTGTAGGCAAAAAACATAGAAAAAAACTTGGGCCTAAATCACATTTGCGAGTATATGCTTGATATTGATACAGTACAATCTATAAGACACTTTATAAAAAAAGAAATTTTAAAAACAAAAGATCATATCTGCTATGGTATAGACAAGTTAGATCAACTACATTATGCTAAGGGTAAGCTCAGTGCACTAGAGGCACTGCTTCAGGACTTAAAAGACCTGCAAAATAGAGAGGATAATGTAGATGACATTGATCAAACCTGATAAAAAACTCGTTGTTCCACCTGCGAATGATGAGGAAGAACCTTTAGTTCCTAAAGGTACAAAAGAAACAGAAGAATATCTTAAAATACTTCCAAAACCAGTAGGATACAGACTTTTAGTAAGGCCTTATCAGCCTAAAAAGAAAACTAAAGGAGGCTTGTATTTAACAGAGCAAACCTTAGAGACACAACAACTAACAACAGTGGTTGGGCTTGTTGTAAAAATGGGTGACCTTTGTTACAAAGATAAGCAAAAATTTCCAACTGGACCGTGGTGTAAAGAGGGTCAGTTTATTGTTTATGGACGGTATGCTGGTGCTCGTTTTAAGACTAAATACGGTGAACACAGAATCTTAAATGATGATGAGATCATCGGCACTATTAACAAACCCGAGGATATCCTCGCTTTATTCTAAGGATTAAAAATGCAAGAAGAAAACAAAGTAGAATTAGATACAGATGACGTAAAAGAGGAAACTCTTACAGTGGCTGAAAAAAAAGAGGAGGAAACTCCAAAAACTGAAGAGGTTGATCTTGGTTATACTGATCCAATTAAAGAAGATACCAAAACAAAAGTTATAGAAGAACCAAAAGAAAATAAAGACGATCTAGAAAATGTTTCACAGAATGTGCAAAAAAGAATTGCTCAACTCACTCGAAAATACAGAGAAGCTGAGAGAAGAGAAAAAGCAGCTTTAGATTATGCAAAAGGATTGCAAAATAAAATGTCTGGTTTACAAAAAAATGCTACGGACACCGACAAAAATTATGTTGCGGAGTTTGATGCCCGTGTTGATGCACAAAGAGAACAAGTTAAAGTAAAATTAAAAAAAGCAATTGAAGAAAACAATGCCGATCAAATTATGGAGGCCAACGATGAATTAACACGTTTAGCTGTTGAAAAAGAAAAAGCAAGAATTAAAAAAGATAAAATAGAAACAGAAACAAAAGCTGCAGCAGAACAACCACAACAAGCACCACAACCACAGAATTTACCTCAACCCTCAAAAAAAGCGGAAAAGTGGGCTGAAGATAACGAATGGTTTGGTAGTGATAGGGTTATGACAAGTGCTGCATATGGAATACACGAAGACTTAATTACACAGGGGTTTGACCCAGAGTCAGATGAGTATTACAATGAAGTTAACAAACTTATTAGGGAAAATTTTCCTCATAAGTTTGCTGATGAAAGACAACAACCCGTCCAAACTGTTGCCTCTGCGGGGCGTAAACAGGAAGGGCGCAGAACTGTGAAACTCACTCGTTCAGAGGTGGCTATTGCCAAAAAATTAGGAGTGCCGCTAGAATTATACGCAAAACACGTGAAAAGGTAGAAATATGAATGATACTATAAAAAGAAACTCACGCGCGTCACAAGAGAATAAGCCAAATAGGAATAAACCTTGGACGCCACCGTCAAGTCTAGATGCTCCCCCTGCACCACAGGGCTTTGTGCATCGTTGGATAAGAACCGAACTCGTTGGTCAAGCTGATACAGGTAATGTATCAAAAAAACTAAGAGAGGGATGGGAATTTGTAAGAGCTGAGGAGATTAAAAATCAACTTGGTGATCACGACTATCCAGTGATACAAAGCGGACAATATCAGGGGTTAATCGGGGTTGGTGGCCTTGTGTTGGCAAGGATACCTGAAGAAACTGTCGAACAGCGCAAGCGATACTTTCAAAGTATCACAGCTGACCAAGTGAAAGCCGTTGACAACGACATTCTAAGGGAACAACGACCAGAGATGCCTGTTAATATTAACAGACAATCTCGTGTAACTTTTGGTGGTGGACGTAAATCATAATTTTTTGATAAAAGCCATCGCTGTATTTGTTTAACTTAGTTATAAAAGGAGATAACATATGGCTAACGTAGCTGAAAAGTTTGGTCTAAGACCATACAAGTCGTTGAATGGTGCTCCGTGGAATAACGCCCAAAACAGATACACGATAAAACAAAATGAAGGTACTGCAATCTTTCAAGGTGACTTAGTTGTCCCAACGTCTACAGGTAATGTAGCTAGACATAGTGCAGGTACTTCGGATCACGTTGTCGGTGTATTTAACGGGTGTTTTTACACAGACCCAACAACACAAAAACCTACCTTTAGCAATTTTTACCCTGGATCTATCAATGCAGATGACATTGTTGCAAATGTAATTGATGATCCTGATACATTGTTTCTAATGGATGCTGATGCAGCATTTACTAGATCAGAACTGTTTAAAAACTATTCTGTAACCAATGTAACTGGTAATACTGTTACTGGTATTTCAAAAGTTCAACTTGATGTAAGCACAGGTGATAGTGCATCTACATTTATGGTAATGGCTGTAGATATAAGCCAAGATCCTAACAATGAAGATACTACTACTGCTAATGCAAACGTTCTTGTTAGAATTAATAATCACTTCTACCGTCAAAGCGGTGGACTAACTTAGAGAGGTAAATTATGGCTATTTCAAGATCCCAGTTGGTCAAAGAGTTAGAACCAGGTTTAAATGCTCTCTTTGGCTTAGAATATAATAGATACGAAAACGAACACGCAGAAATCTTCGTTGCAGAAGCATCAGATAGAGCTTTTGAAGAAGAAGTAATGCTTACAGGTTTCGGTAGTGCTCCAGTAAAAGAAGAGGGTGCAGGGGTCACATTTGACCAAGCAACTGAATCTTTTACAGCAAGATACACTCACGAAACTATTGCTATGGCATTTGCTATCACTGAAGAAGCGATAGAAGATAATCTATACGATAGATTAGCTGCTCGTTATACAAGAGCATTAGCTCGTTCAATGGCAAACACTAAGCAAGTAAAAGCTGCAAATGTACTTAACAATGCATTTAACTCAAGCTTTGCTGGTGGTGATGGTGTAGAACTTTGTTCAACACAACATCCACTTGCTACTGGTGGTGTATTCGCTAACGAATTAGCAACTGCTGCAGACTTATCTGAAACCGCACTTGAGCAATCTTTAATTGATATTGCTGCATTTGTTGATGAAAGAGGTTTGAAAATTGCTATGCAGGGTGTAAAACTGATCATTCCAAAAGAACTTCAGTTTACTGCAGAGAGAATTTTAAGATCTCCACAGAGAGTAGCGACAGCTGATAATGACATTAATGCTATGGCTTCAATGGGTATGATCCCACAAGGTTATAGAGTTAACCATTATCTGACTGATACGGATGCTTTCTTTATTATGACAGATGCACCTAATGGACTAAAACAGTTTGTTAGAGCACCAATTAAAACTGCTATTGAGGGTGACTTCGATACAGGTAACGTAAGATTCAAAGCAAGAGAAAGATATTCTTTTGGTTTCTCTGATCCAAGAGGTATTTTTGGTTCTCCAGGAGCTGCTTAAATATTACGATTAATATTGATTAAAAGGGGCTTACGAGCCCCTTTTTTTTATGTATAATGAATCTACCAAGATAATATAAACTAAATGTAGACTGACTTGGCAGACCACCCTAGAGGACTACATTTTTTAACCTAGGAGAAAACTATGGCAGGTGTACATTTTACAGGCCCAATTTTATTTGCGGGTGTAAATGACAATAAAAAATGGTTTAAGGATTTACCAATAGACAAAAATCCAGATTACGTGGTTTATTTTGATGATTTTGACAGAGTGGGTTTTGACTCTGCCACAGGTCACAGATGGACTGTTGTAAAAGATTCAGGAGCATCGGTAGCAATAGCTGCTGATCAGTTAAATGGTTTACTAAATTTAAGTTCAGCAGGAACCACAGACAACGATGGTGCTTCTATTCAGAAGAATGAAATATTTCAAGTACAGGAAAACAAAGACTTATGGTTTGAAACTAAAGTTAGAACATCTGACGTGACTGACACTGATTTATGTTTTGGGTTCACTATAAATTTTGCAACAAATCCAGAAAATATGTTAACCGCAACAGACAGAATCGTTTTTCAAAAAGATGACGGTGATGCATCTATTCTGTGTAAAACAGAAAAAGATGGTACAGAAACTTCAACTGATTCTGGTGTTGATATGACAAACGATACTGATGTTACATTAAGCATTAGAATTCAAGGTCCAAAAGATTCTAATCATACTGGACAAGTTGAATTTTTTGTTAACAGAAAACTAGTTGCTACTCACACAGATAATATTCCTAGTGATGAAATTTTAACAATAGCAGCAATGTCTCTATCAGGTAATGCTACTGGAACTAAAATTACAACACTTGATTATATGTTTGCAGCATCTGATAGATAGGAGTAAATTATGGGTTTACAATTACAAGT